ACAGGAAAGCATCCTCCCTCACTTACAGATGAGGACATCATTGGTCGAGCCAGTTCAAATGAGTATATAAGCTGGCTGGAGCAGAAACTATGCGAATCTTCTCCCGTAATAATACACGGAAGGAAAGATCTTCTAATAACATCAAAACATGATAGCGAATGAACTACGAGGAAGACATTAGAATTGATGAAGAAGCTCTCGACATAGAGTGGCTAGAGCAGGCAGAACTTGCTATGCGGTACGCAAAGAACTATGCAGAAGCAAGGAGACGCCTCACAAATGCAGAAGAGAAAATCAAGGTGATCCGAGCAGAACTGATTGCAGAAGCAAATGCTGACCCTGTCAAATGTTGCAATAAGGACAAACCTAATGCAGCTGATATTGAGGCGTACTATCGCAACCATCGACGTCACAAACTTGCAAAAGATGAGTGGGTCAGGCTCAATACGACGCCGATATTGCAGAAGCAGCAAAGAATGAAATCGGATATACAAGGAAAGCAGCACTTGAAAATCTTGTAAGACTCCATGGACAGCAGTACTTCGCTGGACCTAGTATCCCTCATGATCTGGCAGCTCTACGTGAGCAGAAGCAGAAGAGAGCAAACACGATTGTCGGAAGTGCAATGAAACGGAACAGATGAGTATAGTTATGCAGATTATTACAGGCATACTAATTGCAATTGGGGCAGTAATTGTAGTATGGTGCATTAGCACGGTACAAATGAAGGCCTGGCTATCCGTACTTGAGGAACATTTCATGAAACATTTTAAAGATCAACAAACCGTTAATACTAATAATGATGAGAAAGAGCAAGAGTAGTTTTCGTGACAAAGTAACACAGGATGTCCAGCGACAGAAGAAAGCTGAGTCATCCTTTGGGTATCTCTCACTCCCAAAAAATGTGAGCACGTTTTCACCTGATCCCGGATCAAAAGTCTTGATGGATATCATTCCATACAAGGTGACAGATTCCAAACACCCTGACAGGAACCCTGAAGCTGAAATTGCTATCCCAGGCGAGCTGTGGTACCGCAGACCGTTTAAGATTCACAGGAATGTCGGTTCAGACAATGACACGGTTGTCTGCTTAACATCCATCGGAGCAAAGTGCCCAATCTGCGAACATCGTGCAAAGAGAGCCAACGCGAAAGATGTGGAAAAAGAAGAGCTTGATGCTCTCCGTCCTTCCAATAGGGTTCTATATGTTATAATCCCGCTCGGCATCAAAAAGGTTGAGGAGGTTCCTCACATAATGGACATCAGTCATTACAACTTTCAAAAGCTTCTCAATGAAGAGGTTCAAGAAAAAGAAGAGTATGCTGATTTTCCCTCTCTCGATAGCGGATACACACTGAGAGTAAGATTTGATTCCAAGACGGTTGGTAACAGCAAACCTTACGCCGAAGCTAGCAGGATTGACTTTGAGGAACGTGATCAGCAGTATGACGAAAGCATCCTTGACGATGTTCCAAATCTTGATAAGGTCTTGACCGTTATGGATTATGAAACCCTAAAGGCAAAATTCTTTGAGCTTGACGCTGATGAAGCAACAGGAGATGACGACATTGACGAGGAGGAAAAGAAACCTGTAAGGAGAGGGAGAAAAGTTGAGAAGGATGATGATGAAGAGCCAGAAGAGGAAAAGAAACCTTCTCGTCGAGCACCTAAGGAAGAGGAAGAAGTTCCTGATTACACCTGGGAACAGATCAACAAGAAAACAATGACAGGCCTTGTCACACTCATCCAGAGGGAAAAGCTTGACATCGACAATCCTGACGATTTTGAACCAGAAGAACTCAAAGTCCTGGTTGCAAAAGAACTCGGAATTAAGGTTCCAAAAGCTAAACCAAAGGAAGAGGGGCCTGAGGAGGATGAAAAGAAACCGATGCGGAGAAAGGCTCCAGCAAAGAAAGACGACGATGACGATAATAAATGTCCTCACGGATTTCGTTTCGGAGTAGATATCAATAAGAAAGAAGCCTGCGACTCATGTGATGTTTGGGATGAGTGCCGCGAAGCTAAAAAGAGGAACGCATGACATTGCTCGGACCTACAACACGAAAAAACGAAAACTTTCGACTTGTAGGAGCTTCCTTACCTACGGAGATTCATAGTTATTTGACACTCCATGCAACGGCCAAGTCAACTACTAAATCAGCAATCATCAAAAAGCTGATTAGTAGTTGGATGGACGAGCAGAAGAAGAAAGTAAAGGATGATGAGCTGATCAACGCAATCGTCTCCCGGGTAGAAGCACAATGGAAGACAAGAAAAGCAGTCATTCCAATGTTGTCTGTCAGGCGATTTAAAGACGAGGTGAAAGAAGAGCTCCTTAAAAAAGGATTGGAATCTCACATCATTGATATAATTATTTCAAGAATTACAGTGTGATGGAACGAACAAAGAAACCTGAAAGTCTGAGCGTTCAGATGAAGAGGAAGGTAAATGCTTCTGCCACAAAGGCGAACGAGAACGAAGGGAATTTTGAGACGATGATAAGCACAGGCAGCACGTTGCTTGACTTGGCAATCTCGGGAGGAAAGGTACACGGTGGAGGAATCCCTGGAGGAATCCTTGTGGAGGCATTTGGTCCTGAGAGCTCTGGAAAGAGCGTTTTTCTCAGTCAGGTTGCAGGCAATGTTCAGAAAGCAGGCGGAAGTGTTATGTTTCATGACCCCGAGGCTCGCCTAAATCCCACCTTTGCAAAGATGTTTGGACTGGATCTCGACATGAAAGACTACGGAACACCTGACACGGTTACCGAAGTCTTCTCCGCGGTGCGGAAGTGGAGTCCGGAAGGAAAGGGCATTAATGGCATCTTTGCAGACTCTCTCGCAGCATTGTCCACTAATATGGAAATGGATAATGAAGAAGGAGACAAGATGGGAGGAAGGCGAGCTAAGGAGTTCTCTGAGCAGCTGAGGAAAACTTGTCGGCTTCTTAGGCAGAAGAACTACCTAATGGTTTGCTCCAATCAGATCCGCGAGAATATGGGTGCAATAATGTTTGAACCCAAGATTACTGCACCTGGAGGAAAGGCTATGGGATTCTACTCAAGTTTACGTCTCCGGTTTGGTAATCCTATAAAACTCAAAGAGGATATAACATTCCGCGGAAAGAAGATCACACGAGTGAGAGGTGTAACAACTGAAATAGAAGTACACAAGAGCTCAATCTGGAAACCTTTTCACTCCGCTCCCGTTACAATCATTTTTGATTACGGGATTGATGACATCCGTCAGAACTTACAATTCCTTAAGACGTATACAGGAGCAACGACGTATTGTATTGATGAACGTAAACTCGGACAGAAACTTGAGGAAGCAATCAAAACGGTTGAAACACAAAATCTTGAATTTGAACTTCGAGAGGCTGTTATTGAATTGTGGGAACGAATTGAATCTAAGTTTGAATCAAACCGTAAACCAAGAGTATGAAACTGCTTAAGTGGATAAAGAAATTGTGGAAGGTGTATCAATTTTTCCGCTCTCTGTTTCACGCAAACAAAAGAAACATTTACCATGGAACGAACAAGACATTTAAAGAAGTTTAAGATCCTCGCACTTGACATCGCAACACACTGTGGATGGGCTGTGAGTAAAGGAGTATACGGTGTGTGGGATCTGACACCTAGACGCGATGAAAGTATAGGAATGAGATTGATTCGTTTCCGTGCTAAAGTTAACGAGATCATTGAGTGTGAGCATATCAACCTAGTTGTGTTTGAGAGACCTGGCGGGCAGCATGTCGGAGCAGTTATCGTTCAATCTGAACTGCAAGGCCAGCTTAAAGTCATCTGTGAGGATGCAAGGATCCCCTATCGTGGATACTCCTCCCAGGAAATCAAGAAGTTTGCTACCGGAAAAGGGAACAGTGGAAAGCCTCTGATGATTGCAGTCGCCCAGGAGAAACTCGGGTACATCGGAAAAAACGACAACGAAGCAGATGCACTTTGGTTGTTAGAACTTGCTAAAAGTGAATACAAATGAAAAAGTCAGTAATTGTAATTTTTATCCCTCCTCGATCATCACAAGAGGAGAAGGATTTCTTAGATAAGAATCTGCAGAAAATGAAAGACAGCAATCTTCATGAAGGATTTGACATTCTGTATATTGAAGATCCTGCAAGAGAAAAGGCTGAAGTTGAAGTTTTCTTTAATCCTTATCAAACATGAAAGAATCTACTAAAGCTCGTTTGGAAGGAAAATTACTTCAATGGTTCAGAAAGGTATTCAAGTATGCTCCTCACATCGAACCTTGGGTTGTAGAAGAAAGAAAGATTCAAAAAATTCGTTCTACTCACGAACTCTCTCCTTTTGAAAAATCACGATTGAATAAAATGGAAGAGGAGATCCTTAATGTAATTAAAACTGATATGGCAGTCGGAATGGCAAAAGTGATGTTAAACATCGGTGCAATTAAATTTGAAATTGAAAACGACATGACAAACAACTCGCCTACCCGCATTGTTGCAACCACATTTGTACCTGAAAAATTATAGTAATGATCAAGTCACTATCCATACAAAATTTCCAAAGCCATGAAAAAACCGAACTTGAATTCCATTCAGGCGTTAATACCATTATTGGTAGTTCAGATTGCGGAAAAACAGCGATTATCCGAGCTCTGCGTTGGCTTGTTTGGAATAGACCTTCTGGGGATGCAATACGATCGCGATGGGGTGGTTCGACAGATGTGCGAGTGGAAACAGAGGAAGGTGACGTTACCAGGACTAAAGATAAGGTGGATTTGTATACTCTTGATAGACGTGGATCAGAACTTCTCAAATTTAAGGCTTTTGGTACTTCAGTTCCGGAAGAAGTCAGTAGGTTTCTTAATATCAGTGAGATAAATCTACAGTCCCAGCTTGATGCTCCTTTCTTAGTAAGCAGTACGGCAGGTGAAGTCGCGGCACACTTCAATAAGATTGTTCGGCTTGATATAATTGATCGAGGATTGCAGAACATCCAAAGCTGGATCCGCGAACTCACATCCACGATCGGAGCGGAGGCTGCAAAGGACAAACCTGCGACGGGCTTAATCAAACAAATTGAGGATAAGAAGAGTGCTCTTGAGAAGTTTGAGCACCTTGCTCAATTTGAAATCGAGGTTGAGGTCCTTGAGGAAATGGAACAGCGTCTACCAAATATGCAAGCAGCTCTTTCAAGACTTCAGACGGTGGTTGAGTCTCTAGAAGGAAAGGAAGAGGAGCTTACAAATTTATCTTCGATTTTATCAATAGAAAGTATCGTCAATCAAATGCTCTCATATTATTCTGAAATTAAGGAACTTGAGAGGAACATTGATTTAATTACTCTTCTTATCGACAAGATCGAAAGCAAGCAAGAGCTCCAGGTTGAATACACGTCGCGGATCGAAATTTCACCCTTAGTGGATTCACTCATAGCTGATAAAACCAAGCTCGCCGATTTACAACGGGATTACACCGCGGTAAATAAGCTCGTTAATACTATATATAGATTAGAAACAGACCTTGTGATATCCAAAGGAAAAACCAAAGGATTGGAAGACAAATTTCATAAGGAGATGCCTGATATTTGCCCTCTTTGTGATACACTCTTAACAAAGAAGAAATGATACGACAAACTCAACGAATAGAAAGAAAACCAGATGCAATATTAACAGCTGACTGGCACCTACGTGAGGATACTCCGATCTGCTTCTCTGGAGATTTTCAAAAGGAGCAGTGGACAGCTGTTGAATTTGTTGCTGCCTTGCAGCACCAACATGATTGTGTTGTACTCCACGCTGGAGACCTCTTTCATCATTGGAAACCCAGTCCGTGGTTACTTTCTATGGCCATACAACACCTTCCAAGTTCATTTCATACTGTTTACGGACAACACGATCTTCCTCAGCATAGTACAGAATTGATGTCTAAGTCAGGATTACAAACGTTAAATTGGGCGGGAGTGGCAAACGTAATTCTTCAAGGACATTACGGACAACCTATAAGAGAAGTAGATGCACTTATTCTTCCTCAACATAAAGAAAGAAAGATTCTTGTATGGCACCATTTAACATATCAAACAAAACCATTCCCTGGAGCGGAAGGAGGGATGGCAGCAGGAATCTTACGGAAGTACCCTCGGTTTGATTTGATCGTGACGGGAGACAACCACCAGAGCTTTACAGAGGAGTATCAAGGACGACTGCTTGTTAATCCTGGAAACCTTACCCGCCAGGTTGCTGACCAGATTAATTTCCGTCCGAGGGTCTACTTGTGGTATGCTGATACAAACACTGTAGAGCCTGTTTATATTCCGATCCAGGAAGGTGTAATCAGTCGAGCACACCTAGAGGTGAAAGAACAAAGAGATTCTCGTATTGACGCATTCGTCTCAGGACTGAATAAAGACTGGGCAGCGGATCTTTCATTTGAGCAGAATCTTGAGAAGTTTAAACAAACAAACATCGTTCGCAGAAGTGTACTAGACCTTGTTTACAAAGCAATAGGATAAACTAAATAGAAATGGAACTACAGGAATTACACGATCTCAAAGATGAGATTACAGAAGCTAAGAACAAAGAGCAGAACATCAAAGGACAGATTACTGCTCTTACAGCACAATTGAAAACTGACTGGGGGTGTGCGTCGGTGAAGGAAGCGAAGAAGAAAATTGATTCCATGGAAGAGAAGATTGACGAACTCAAGATCAAAATTGAAGAAGGGGAAGAAGAGTTGAATGAAAAATATCCAATGGAGGGATAATGATGGAAAAAGAAGACATAGAAAGAATGGAACTCATGTGTGGGATTCTCTCTCATTTACGCACACAACTTAAAGTGTACCTAAACAAAGAAATTCCTGTAGAGATTAAATTTGATATTGCAAATACAGGAATCACTCCCATATCAATCCCTACTATTTCTGATGGCTGGGTGCATCACACCGACCTAGGAGGAAGATCATACACTATATCTCTCAACTTCCCAAATTGTAAAACAATTAAGCAAGTACTGCGAAAACTTGAAAAAGATGAGCGTAAGAGAAATAAGAAGTCGTCTTGACCAGCAGAAAGGGCAGAGGATCCAACTTGAACGATCTCTCGCCACGCTTGAAGAGGAGATAAAGTCACAAAGAAAGCTCCTGCACCAGCATGAGCAAGCGAGAGAGATTATCCGTGAGGTCGGAATGATTACACAGCAGCAGCTGCAATACCATATCTCTGATATTACTTCTCTCGCACTTGAGGCTGTATTTCCCGAACCGTACAAACTAGAAGTTGAATTCGTTCAAAGAAGGAACAAGACCGAGTGTGACCTGTACTTTACACGAGACGGGCTGAAAGCTGATCCGCAAACGGCATCAGGCGGAGGGGCTGTTGACATCGCAGCATTTGCTCTCCGGATTGCATCGTGGAGCATGCAGGTTCCAAAAACAAGGAATGTTATCATTCTTGACGAACCGATGCGATTTGTTAGTGCGGATCTCCAAGCAAATGCTTCTGCAATGTTAAAGGAGATCTCCGAGAAACTCGGGATCCAGTTTATTATCGTCACACACAATGAAGTTCTCACATCATACGCAGATCGTGTATTCAAAGTAAGTATGAAGAGAGGAAAATCAAAAGTTACAGTATCATAAGAAATGAAATACACTCATTACATATTAAACGACGCAATGCATTTCGAACAATTTGGCATTATTGCAATCCCAGCTGCCGTTGTCAGTATGCCAGTACTTGTATGGTTTCTTGGCGGGGCTGTACTAATGGACAGTGGTAGGTATGTTAAACTACAGTATCTCGTATTCAAGCGAGAGCAACACAACGTGGAGTATATTAAATACATCCTCCGATCATTAGATGCACCAGAGAGTAAAAAGAACATACAAATGTTAAAAGCAGCATAATGAAAATCATAGGCATTATTCCAGCACGGTACGGCTCAACTCGTTTTCCAGGTAAACCGCTTGCAATTATTGACGGGAAGCCGATGATACAACGGGTGTATGAACAAGCAAAAAAAGCGATTGAGAATGTTTGGATTGCTACAGACAACGAACGAATTGCATCTGTTGCGGAGGGGTTCGGTGGAAAGGTCTTTCAAACTGGAGAATGTGCAACAGGAACGGAGCGTTGTGCTATTGTTGCGAGAGAATTGCTTCTTGCTGCTGATGACATTGTTATAAACATTCAAGGAGATGAACCTCTAATTGATCCGCAAGCAATCGGGGATTTAATAGACGCAATGAAAGAGGGTGTAGAGATTGCTACACTTATTGGAGGAGAGGAAACGTCGAGTAATTTAAACTATGTTAAGGTTTTAGTATCTCCTTTCTCAAAGAATGCTACACTGTTTAGCCGAACATGGATTGCTGGATATGTTAACTACAGGCATATCGGAGTATATGCTTACCGCGTTGAAACGCTTTTAATGCTTTCACAATTCTCTAATACTGACCTAGAACAACTTGCATGGTTAGATGCTGGATGTAGGATTAAATGTGTCCAAACTCCTTATAAAAGTATAAGTGTAGACACTCCGGAAGACGTAATTGCAGTCGAACAAAAGATCATTCGTAATCAAGTTGCGGAAATACTTATGGCGGAGAGACAAGCTATTATTAATATCCCAGTAAGCAACGCATACGCTGAAGCAATCAGCATAATTTACAATAGAGTGCATAAGCAAAGGGGAAAGCTAATTACAAGTGGCATTGGTAAAGCAGGGCAGGTTGCTCATGACATTGCAACAACATTCAGCAGCACTGGAACACCCGCTGTATTCTTACACCCATCCGAAGCACAACATGGTGATCTTGGTATTCTGCAACCAAATGATGTGATGTTGCTTATAACAAATAGTGGGGAGACAAGAGAAATACATGAACTGTATGAGCTTACAAAATCCTTATATGAAAACATCCCCGTCATAGTTATAACAAGTCATCCGGAAATAGTAGATATGAAAAAAGTTAATGTATGTATATCTACTGGAAAACCAAAGGAAGTTTGTCCATTTGGGCTTACCCCTACAACTAGTACAACTGTAATGGGAGTGATTGGAGATGCATTAGTTGTATTAATGATGAAGCGGATTGGTTTTACAAAAGAGGAATATGCCAAGAGGCATCATGGTGGGTATATTGGTAAAAAGTTAAATGGTAATACATAAAGATATGGGAGCAGATAACACATTTGGAGAAACCAATTTCAATCCTGACAAACCTGCTAAGAAAGTGCAGTGGTCAGGGTATGGTCCTTTGGGGAATATTTCCCAAAAACCTAAAGAGATGACAAGGGAAGAATTAGTAGCAAAGTACAAGGCTAAGATTACTGAGTTGCAAAAGAGGAGAGATACCTTTGATGGTACTGGACGGGGTGGTGCTTGTATAAGTGTTACAGGAGAAATCCAGGCCTATAACGCTATTATTGCTGACTTACAAAACAGCCTATCCCCCCCTCCCGCCGAGGGTGCAGAGGAAAAGCCCACAATAGCTGAAACATTACGGGGTGCAGCAGACCATAGAGAACGACTTGCTGTTCTTGAAAAACACATGGGAGGTGATTTCTATGAAACGGGGCAGTATCATGTAGCTATTTCAGAAGCTATGAAGGAATATGCCGCACAGCAGCAGCCGAAACTTGACCCGAAGAAAGTACAATGGTCGGGCTACGGTGAATTAGGCAATATTTCACAGAAACCATTACAGCCTACAGCCGAGGGTGCGGAGGAATATTTTAATAACTCAGATTGGGGCAAGACGCTTAAAATACAACGTTCACGTCACATAGAAGTATCTTATAAAGCCAAAGATATGGTAGAGTTTGCTCAAGAGTTTGCCACCCTCCACGCCCATAAGATAGCCGATAAGATGGCGAGCGAGAGGCAGCGTGAAATGTGGCTGAATATGCAATACTACATGGAATACTGCCAATATAAAGGCTACGTAACACCGCAGGAGTGGATTGAAAAACATAAACATTTTTAACCTTAAAAGCAGAGACAACCATGAGTAGAGAACACATACAAATAGGAGATATTGTTCATGTTGATTTCAATAATGCACAATATACGCTATGTAAGGCGGCAGTAGTATTAAATGTGCCGTGCCAAACCGGAGATAGTTGGATATTTCAGAGAATGGAAGACGATGCTATATTCTATGTTTCTGAGGGCGTCACTGTAAAGTTATTATCTAAAGGGATAAATCATAAATAGCCATGACAACATCAGATAAACTC